GCACCAGCCGGCCGGAGTTGGCCTGCGTGCTCAGGCTGGGCGCCCAGGTGGCGTGATTGAAGATGCCCGAGCACCACCACCTGTCGCCCTGGTCGCCAAAGCCTGCATCCGAGGTGTTCAGCGCCATGACGAAATCGCCGACGGTGAAGACCACCCGGGCGATGGGGGCGCCCGCAATGTCGGCGAAGGCCCCACTCCCGTTGCTGGCCTGGATCACCTGCGCGTCGTTGGCCGCGATGCTGACGTTGCCGAACTGCGTCAGGCTCCAGCGGCTGTCAGCGCCGCCCGTGTAGGCGCCTGCACGCGACACATCCACCCAGGACGTGCCCGAGAGCTCGTACAGCCGCGCCGCAGTGCCCGCGAAGATGCGCCGCGTGCCGTTGATGAGGCTGACCACCGCGGCACCGCGGCACGGAGCGATGAGCGCGCCCACGCCCGACGGCGCCACAGACGAAGGCGCGGCTGCAAACCCATCCTCCGTGGGAACCAGGTTTGTGCACGCCGTCATCACGCCCGGCGTCGTGGGCGGCAAGTCCGGCGCCAGCCCGATGAGCGGCACCATCTTCATCAGAGCATCACCCCGGGATCGCTGGCGATAGACAGCGGACCGCTGAAGCGCGCGGCGTCGTCGGCGTTGCGAGCGGCCTCCATGGCGTCGGCCCACAGCGGGGTGGCCGTGGCCAAAAGCTCGGAGTCGCGCAGCCACGCCGCAGCTTCGAGCACCATCGCCCACAGATACACCGACGGCAGGGTGTCAAGCACGACATTGGTGTCGGCATCGGCCACCGGCGTCGCAGGCTTCGCGTAGTACAGCAGTTCGGCCGTGATGGGGCTGGATGCGCCGACGACGATGCGACCGCCGCGAATGGTGTAGTACATCACCTGGCCCGCGGCACCCTCAAGCGGAGACAGCCAGTCGGAAACCCGGAACTCCAACGGCACCTTGCGTCCGCCGCGCATGACGCTGACGCGCTCCACGCCCAGCAGGTCGGCCGGCAGGGGCGCGTCAAGCGGCTGCGAGGCCACTGTCGTGAGCATGGCCGATATCCGCAGCCCCGGAATCCGGTTGGTGCCGTTGTAGATGCGCTGCTCGGCCAGCTCTAGCCACGTCGTCATGAGCGACGAAGCCGCAGTCACGTCGCCGCGGTTGACGTAGTCCGCAACGGCGGTCTTGAGCTGGCCGAAGTTCATCGCTTAGAACCGGCTGAAGATCAGCACGAGGCCGTTACCGCCAGCGCCACCGGCCCCGGAGTTGCCCGCCGTGTCGGCTGCCGCACCACCACCGCCACCGCCCGAGGCCATGCCACCAGCACCGCCAGTGCCGCCCGCTACGGCCGGCGTGACGGACGAACCGCCCCCGCTGCCGCCGTGGCCGGGAACACCAGAGATCGGGTGCAGGTTCGCACCGGCCAAGCCCGCCGTGTTGATGGCGCCGCCCGTGACCGTGACAGTCGAGAAGAAGCCGGTGTTGCCACCAGCCGCACCGCCGGCAAACGCTGTCGGCACGGCGTCGATACCGCCGCCACCACCGCCGCCAAGCCCGGCAACACCGGAGTTCGTGCCAGCAGCCCCAGCAGCCCCCAAACCACCCGCGGCGCCGATCAATCCCAGGTCCATGCCGCGCGTGGCTGCCGAGCCGCCCGTGCCACCCGCGGCACCACCGCCGCCACCACCGCCGCCACCGTTGGCAATCACCCACGAGCCGAAGGACGAGTTGCCGCCCGCCGTGCCTGGGTTGCCGTTCGTGCTGGCCGCAGACACCGCCGCGCCACCAGTGCCACCAGCGCCGACCGTAATGGTTTCAGTGGCCCCGATGATGGTTGCCAGAATCGACGTGAACGAGCGCGATCCGCCGCCGCCGCCGCCGCCACCGCCCCAGGCCGTAGCAGCAGCGCCGCGCCGGCCCGATCCGCCACCACCACCTGCGCCCAAAACAACCAACTGGAACGAGCTTGCCCAAGTCGGTTTCGTCCAAGTGAACGTGCCGGGCACCGCGAAGACATCGACGTGCGGGAACATTGATTCCCAGATCGGCACCGCCTCGAAGTAACACTCACGATCCAGCGAAACGATGTTCAGCGTGGTCCCGGGGCCGATATGCCGGTTGAACCGCGCCGGGCCTTCGTAGATGATGGTTCCCGTCGGCGCTTCAATGCGCACGTTGCCGGGGCCTTGAACGATCAGCGTGACAGGGTTTGAGACGCTCGACGCCGAGCTGCCCAGGGCTGCGATGACAGGCATTTAGGAGTCCTCCAGCGGGGTGATGTTGACGAGCGACGCCACGCCGTTGTCAATGGCTGACCAGTGCGTGCGCGTGCCGACGTTCAAGATTTCAGGCTGGGTCGCATGCACCATCATGTCGGTAGTGGCTGCGGCAACGCCGGCCACGCCCAGGCGCACGTAGACCGTGCCGGTTGTCGCAAATCGCACATACCGTGGGCGCGTGCCCCCCGAAGTGTTGGGCAGCGCCGCCGCAGTTGTTGCCGTGCTGGCCGTCGTGGTGACGGTCTGGCCCGTCGCCGCGACGGTGGCGGAATGGAAATTCGGGTGTGCCATCACATCCTCCCTGGTGCGATTCGGAAATCGGCCAACGCCGGGTCATTGACCATGCGCTTGACGTGTTCGGGGTTCTTCATCCACTCGCGGAAGGTGATCCCGTTGACGTTGCAGTAGTGCTCGATCACCACGGCCGGAAAGCTCGCCATGAGCTTCATGTCCTTGTCGCCGTGGTGGCCCTCGTTGTGCCGGGCGATGCAGTAGTCGCGGATGTCGCCGACGTACTGCTCGCGCACCACTTGCGCGCCGTCGTCAGATTCGACCCAGCGGCCGTGCACGTTGCCGTCTTGCGGCGCAAAGATCGTGTCCAGTGCCATGTGTGGCTCCAAAAGCAAGAAGCCCCCGCCGCATTGCTGCGGCAGGGGCCTCGGCCCGGTTGCCCGTTGGGGCTTAGGCGTTCAGGTCGCGGATGGCGGCCAAACCGCGCTCCTCACGCAACTGCAGCGACCACTCGCTCTCGATCATGAAGTTGCGGGCGCTGCCGATGCGGGCCAGCTCCTCGCTCTTCATGTCGCGCAGCATCGCCACCGCGGCCAGCTCGTCATCCACGAGATACATGTCGCGCGTGCGCACCATGTTGCGGTTCGGGACGATTTTGAAGTCGCCGAAGTCGCCCGCGTAGATGTCATACGCCGCCTGCAGCTTCCTGTCCTCGCCCTTGATGAACTTCGTGCCGTTGCCGGTGAAGCCAGTCGAGATGACCTGCTTGTGCGAGGGCGTCACCATCAACATCGACGGGTTGCCGCCGTTGGTGTAGGCGCCGAGGATGGCGGTACGGAGCAAGGGCTCGGTGAAGGCCCGCAGCGTGCCGTCAGTCGGGCCGACGTTGGTCGCGATGTTGGGAGCCACACCGCCGGCTCCGAGGCCCGGGTTGGTCTGGGTCCAACCACGAAGGCCGCGCGTCTGGCGGGTGCCGGAAGCCACGAACACCGGGTTCTCGATGGCCGCGAGTTCCATGTCCTTGCGTACTTCCTTGCCCTGCTTCACCGTCTGGTAGCGGATTTCAGACGGGCGGCCCGCCTTCTTCACCGCTTCCTGCGTGTCGGAGATCGAGAACGTCACCCGGTTGATCTGGCACGGGTTCGTCAGGCGCTGCGTCGGCGTGACCGCGGTATAGGTCGCGTCGGCGCCTTCAGCCACCAGCGAGCCGGTGCCCGGAGCGCGCAGCACATCGCGCTGCCACTCGTGGGTCACGCCTGTGGCCTGCACCTTGTCGATGCTGGACATGAACGGAGTTTCCGACGGAGCCGTGTTCCAGATCACGTCGGTGAGGTCTTCCCGGTTGCCGACGGCCGCCGAGGTCAGAAATGCGTTTGCGGGCATGATGCCCTCCTTTGTGCGTTAGGTGTCAAGCGATTCGAGGTAGCGCTTGACGTCTTTCATGGAGCGGCCGGACTTCATGAACTGCTCGCGGGCGCGGGCAGCCTTGTTCGTCTGGCCTTGCGATTGGGTGCCGGCGTTGCCTGCGCGCAGGGTCTTGGGCGCAACATCGGCCAGCTTGGACTTGATCGAGCGGCTGGTGCCATCCAAGGCAGCCAGGCGGCGCTCGGCCTGCACCAGGCGGTCAAGCAAGTGCAGCATCCGGTGGTCGGTGACGCCAGCCACGTCCTCAGGCGTGAAGCCCGAAACGCTGGCGGCCTGCACCGCGGATTCCAGGAACGCCGTGCGCTTGGCAGGGTCCGCGAGTTGCGGCAGCACCTTAACCGTGCGCTGGGCCTCTTCTAACAGGGCCTGCTGCTGCGCCTGCTGGCGCTGCTGCTGCTGGCTGCGGGTGAGTTCGCCCGTGTGTGCGTTCAGGGCTTGCAGGTCGCGAACCCGGTCCTCGTATGCCTCTTTGGCGTACAAGTAGCCCGCGGGGTCGGACTGTGCAAGTTCCAGGGGCGGCGGGTTGCCGATCAGCCTTTGGGCCATCGACACCACGGCCTGCTGGGCGCGCTGTACCTGCTGCAGCAGGCTGTCGGCGGCCTCGGTGCGCTCGGCGGCTGCCTTGCGCGTCTCTGCGGCCTCCTGGGTCTTGCGCGTGTAGTCCGCGGTCAGGCGATGCTGCAGCGACTTGATGGCTTCGACCGCGGCCTTCGGGGTTCCCTTCGGAATCTCGACCTCGGTGTCGCCCACCTTCAGCTTCTCGGGCTTGCGCAAGGACTTGTCGTCCTCGTCGTCGTCCTCGTCGCTGTCGTCGGCATCGTCCTCGTCCGCGGCGGGTACATCGTCGCCGTCGTCCTCGGAGTCCTCTTCGGCTTCTTCGCCGTCGGCCTCGTCGCTCTTGGCCTTGTCAGCCTTGCGACGGGGCTTGTCTTCGTCGGCCTTGTCGTCGGCCTTGCGCCTGCGCGGTTCGTCGGCCTCTTCGTCGGCCTCCTCGCGCTCGCGCTTGGCGTCGGCCTCGATTTCGCTCTCAGCCTCGGCGGCCTTCTCGCGCTGCTGGGCGATGCGCTCTTCACGCTCGGCACGCTCGGCCTTGCGCTGGGCGCGGCGCTCGGAGTCGCGGCGCTCCAGCTCGGCCACCGCCTCGTGCGCGTTGGCGTAGGTCTTCGGCTCGCCGCTGTCGGCTGCCGGGGATTTGAGGGTGTCGCTCACGGCGCGGCCTCCCACTCCACAGGCTGGCCATCCAGGCCCCAGCCGCGGCCGTCGCTCGTCACGACGCAATCGCCGGCCGAAACGTGGTCAACGGTCGCCCCGACCATGCTCTCGGAAGTCCACACCAGCGGCGCCGAGCGATCCGACGTGCGGATCATGGTCACGAGGTGCCCCTTGGCGATCAGGTCCACGGCAAGCTGGGCCAGCGCGGGCCAGGTGTTTGTCATTTCCACGGCGCCGTCCTCATTTCCTGCATCGTGCGCTGCCGCTCCTGCTGCAGCCTCGTCTCGGCCAGCATCGTCTCCCGCGCCAGTTGCCCCGTCTGCATCGTCTGCAACAGGTACGCCCGGAACGACTTGCTCGCCTCCAGCATCAGGCGCAACCTTTCGCGGCCTTCCACGTCTCTTAGGGGTGAGGTCTGCCATGATCGAGTGATCTCCGATTCCCATGCCGACAGCGCCTCGGCAATGAGTGGGTTGGCGAGCGCGGCATCGGCATCGGCGCCGCGCTGCATCTCGACACGGGCCGGCGTGGGCTCCATGGGTTGTTCGGTCATGTGGCCGCCTGGTCGCGCTGGTCTGCAGCCCAGCGATAGACGCTGTACAAGATCGCGTAAATCTGCTGCTGGGTCAGCGTCTGGCCGGTCGGCTGGTCGGTTTCCGGGTCGCGCATCGGCACCACCCCGGCGGGCTCGTAGCTGATGGAGCAGCCCGGCACTTGTTGCCGCGTCTCGTCGCCGTTGATCGTGACCACCTCTTCGAGGAAATCGATGCGCGGCACCTCGTGGCGCGCGTGCTCAATCACGGCCCGGAAACAACGCTGCCACTGCGTGATCGTGTGCACGGTCTGCCGGTAGTCGGCCATCACTGCATCCCCTCAGGCTGGGCCATCACCGGCGCGGTCGGCATCGCGCCGTCAATGGCGGCTTCCAGGCCTGCATCCAGGCCCTGCGCCAGCTGCAGCGCGTTCACGTCGCCGCGCTGCGCCAGGGCAAGGTAAATCTGCGCCTTCAGCTGCCGCACCTGTTGCCGCTCTTGGGCAGCGATGCGGGCCATTTCCAGGCGTTCCGTGCGCTCAGCTTCTTGCGCCTGTAGCTGCGCCTGTAGCTGCGCCTTCTGCGCCTGCTGCTCGCCTTCGGCGCGCTGGCGGTTGATGTCGACCTCAGCCTGCGCTCGGGCTTTGCTGTTCTCCAGCTCGGTCTCCATGCGCATGCGGGCGGCTTCCTGCTGGCTCTCGGCTTGGAACTTCTGGGCGTCGGCTTGGAGCTCCATCTCCTTGACCATCACCTGCGGCGGCTTGTTCTGCGGGTTCGGCGGCGGCGGGTCGGGGAAGTACGCTTGCCCGTCACCCAAGCCCACCGCGTCGCAGAAGTCCCTCGCGCTCGCCACGGCAGCCTGCGGCGGCAGCATGCCGGCCTGCACCATCGGCGCTTGCATGCCGTGCACGGTCTGCAGGGCGACGGCTTTCTTGTCCTTGCTGCCGGTGCCCAAGCCCACGTCCACGTCGATGTCGAAGCCTTCGCACCACTCGCGCGGGTCCACCTCGAACCACTGGCCGTCCATGAGTTCGACCAGCTCGGGGATGTCCTGATACCGGCCCATGCACTTGAGCATCAGCCGGTACATCTCGCGCACGGACTGCGCCCACACGCGGGCGATGAGTTCGGTGCGCTGGTCGGCCTTCTCCGTGATGAGACTGACGCCCGTCGCGGTCGGATTCAGCGCGTCGGGCGACATGCCCTGGCTGTAGCGCGTAAAGCCCGTCCGGCGCTCGCGCCACTGCTCGCCCCACTCGATCATCTGCCACGCGCCCGGGTCCAGGCCGCCCTGATCCATCGGCCGCACGGCATCCAGCGTTTTCATGCGCACGACGCCGCCCGGCCGGTTGTTCAGCAGGTCGTCGAGGTTGACCTGACCGTCCACGATGGCCGTGCGTTTGTTGACGGACAGATAGATGTTGTCCATCAGCCCGCGAATCAGGCTCGTCCCCAGGCGCTGCGGCTGAATGGCGAAGTCGGCCGGGCACTGCCCGAAGAACACATGCGGGTCAGGCACCGGGCAAAAGAACACGTAGGGGTGGCCGTCGACCTTCTCGTCCTCCATCACCGTGCCGCCGATCATCAGCACGCGGCGCCACTCCGGCACGCCGTCATCGTCCTGATCGAGCTTGATATAGCACTCCGACACCAGATAGCGCTGCAGTTCGCCGTCGCTCTCGTCGGTCCAGAAAGGCGACTGGCTGGAATGACGCTCGATCATCTCCATGTTCCAGTGCTCGCCGCCTGAAGACACGCCATCCACGTCGTAACCCTCGGCCTCCAGGTCGGCGCGCGTCTCGTAGCGCTCCTGCGCCACAAAGGGCACGTCCTGGCCGTAGCGGGCGCGGCGGTGAATCCGCATCTCCTCCGGCGGCACCGGCTCCACCTTG